GAATTAATCCAACACTTTCAGCTATCGATTGAAACTCTGCAGGTGTTGTGTGTGCATCAAATAATTTAGTACTTAGACTATATGTCTTTTCTTCTAGATCTTGATCTTCACAAGGATTAATTTTCTTTTTACCAAATAATTTCTGTAGTGTTTCATGATCTGCAACATGAGTTGTTACCTTTGTTTGTTCTTCAACTAGTTCAACTACAATCTGATTACGTGGGTCAGCTGTTCCTTGTATTGATAGAAAGAAATTTCTAAAGTCCCATAGTTTATCTGCTACTGGAGGTTCTGTTGTACCATAAACTGCTTTTGGTGTAGACGTTATTACTGTGTCTGGATCAAATTGTGGATTTTTATAACCTTTAGCTGATAAGGCCAAACCACCACCCATTGAATATCTAATAAACATAAATTCAGGATTTGTTTTTATTTTCATTGCACCCATTGATAGTTCTATATATTGTGCTTTCAGTATACCATGAGCCTCAGCATCAATTGAACCATCTGCTTTTACTATTCCTCTTTTGATTGCTTCTTCTTTAAACTCTGGTCCACCAAATGTCATGTTAGCTTCACCTGACGAAAGTTGTGTTGTGTCCGTTGAATTACCTCCAAGGCCTTTAAATGCTACACCTGGCCCTGAGTTTACTTTGTTGTATAATTCAGGATTACAATTTCTTGAAACTTTGTGTGCTGGACTATCTAGATAATCTTCTGCATCTTTTTTATTGAATATTCCTGGTATACCTAATGCTTGTAATTCTGCTACTGATTGTTCTTGTTGTTCCTGAAATAACTGGGTATTACGAGCTAGAGATTTTGCCATTCCTGATGTTCCTTGACCAACAGCAATCGCAACACCAATATTTGACATAGTAGCCGCTACTGGAGGTATTGCAACATCGCCAGCAAATACATTTGGACTACCAGATGCTACAGCGATACCACAAGAATATGGATCACCTATTCTACCAACTTGTTGAAAATTTGACATCACTGTTGCGGCACCCGATGCCAAAGGTGTTACATGAGGTACACATAAAATATATCCGTGTGGTGTGTTTACATCACCCACTCTATGTACTGGTATCATGTTGGCAAATACATTTGAAGATCCTGTAGCACAGGCTCCTGGCCCACACGGTGGGTGATTAGTATTTGTATCGCCAATACGAGCTACTGGTATTGTCATAATTAAACTCCTACATAATATTTAGTGTAGGAATTATATTATGTTATAATGCCGGGCTTTTTTGCTGATAATATTTTAGATGTGCTTGATGTATACTGATCGTTAGTCTGCTTACTTGACTTCATCATCATCAAAATGTCATCACTCTTAAATGTAAAAGGTTGTTCAAAATCAGCTGACAACATATATGGTTGAAACGTCAAACCATTTGGTGCCATTACAAGGCTAAATGGTTTACTAACTGTAACATCACCGCCACCTGCATCGCTAACATACTTTGCAACAATCTCTTCACCATTTCTTAACTTGAGAGAAATGATATCATCTTTTTCGTGTTTTTCAATTAACATATTTTACTTTCTTTTTCCTGGACGACCTGTTCTTAGATCAAGTCTTCCTTTTCTTTTTGCTTTGTGTTTTGTCTTTCTTTTTTGTCTACGTTCTTCTGTAAAAGTCTTTTTCAATTCTTGTACAATATGATTGTGGCTCATTATAATTTAAAATCATCATATACTTCTTCGCTGGCATCTTGTTTGATACCACCAATAATATATGATTCAACTTCAGTTTCTTGTGGAGCAATCTGCATACCTTTAGATGACAACCAGTGCTGTGTCCATGGTAAAGGATTTTGTGAAGCAGATACATCATAAATTGGATCAAAACCTAATGCTCTTAATCTTTTGTTTGCAATCCATTCTACATAGTCACCTAGTAACTTTTCATTTAAACCAATAATAGTTCCATCTTTCATTAAATGTCTTGCCCATGCTTTTTCTTCTTCTACTGAACTTTTAAACATTTCAATAACTTCTTTATCACATTCCTTGGCAATCTTTTTCATGTCTTTTTCATCACCGTTTTGCCAATTCTTAATAACCTGTGTTGACAAGTTCAAGTGTGTTGCTTCATCACGTGCAATGAGTGAAATAATTTTTGCAGAACCTTCCATTAGTTTTAATTCACCAAATGCAAATGTACAAGCAAATGATACATAGAATCTCAAACCTTCTAAGATGTTTACATTAACCATTGCAAGATAAAGTTTTTTCTTAACATCAAGAATATCACCTTTACCTTTTACAAAATAGTTTTCAGCGGCTGAACCAAATGCATCATAATTTTTTGTAACTGATACTGCTCTCTTTAAAATTTCTTCATCATTTAAAATTGTATCAAATACTTCTGATGGATCAGCATACACATTTTTTATTATGTGTGTATATGAACGTGAATGTATTGTTTCAAAGAAATCCCAAGTTACAATACAGCCTTCTAATTCTGGATTTGAAACATATGGCAAAAACATTAAACTTGGTCCTCGACCTTGTACACTATCCAATAGTGTTTGATATTTTAAGTTTGATGTAAAAATATGTTTTTGCTCTGGACGAAATTTAGAATAATCTGACCTATCTTTTTGTAACGATACTTCTTCAGGTCTCCAAAAATAACCTAGCATTGTTTGATTTAATTTATCTAATGCAGGATATTTAAACACGTCATATCTTTGTACAGATTGATCCTCACCAAAGAACATTGGTTCTTTAGTAAAGTCTATGTCTTCTCTATTAAATACTGTCTTCAATTTTAGTTCCTCTTTTAAATTGCACAGGCATCGCAATCAGCACCGTCCTGATCACTTAACTTGTCGATTTCTTGTTTATTAATAATAACAGCTTGTTCCTTTGTTGCCAAAGAATCATTTTCCAAGTCTGTCATATCTTCTGATTTAAAGTCATACGTATTTTGATAGTATGACGTTTTCCATCCATATTTATACGTATTCAAGAAATCCGTAATGATTGTACTCATAGGAACTTCATTGTTTTCGTATTGGGTAGGATTATACGACCAATTACCCGAAATTGCTTGATCAAAGAACTTCTGCATAGCCGCAATAACTTTAATATAGCCTTCATTTCCTGGCATATCCCAAAGTAATGTGTAATCATTTTTTAGTGTTTTATATTGAGGAACAATTTGTTTTAGTGGACCTTTTTTACTTTTCTTAACTGATAGTAATGCTCTTGGTGGTTCAATACCATTTGTTTCATTACTAACAACGGAAGAACTTTCTGATGGCATCTGTGCTGACAACGTAGAATGTCTCATTCCATATTTTGATACTTCACTTTTTAGCCAATCCCAGTCGTAATTTAATTTTGTTGGACAGAATTCATCTATCTCTGTTTTGTAAGTATCAATTGGCATAATGCCTTTTGCATATTTTGTTCTGTGGAATAACTCACACTTGCCTTTTTCTTTTGCAAGATTCATTGATGCTTTAACTAGATAAAACTGAAATGCTTCTGATAATTCATGTACATACTTAACTGCATTTTTGTGATGATACTTAACACCTTTTTTTGCTAAAAAGTGTGCAAGTCCAATATAGCCAACTCCTAATGAACGTCTAGCTTTTGTAGATACTTCAGCCGCTTTCACAGGATATTGCTGATAGTCAATAATTTCATCTAATGCTCTTACAGCCAGATCACATAAGTTTTCTAAATTATCAAGTTCATTTAATGTACCAACATTAATGGCGGAAAGAATACAAAGTGCAATCTCACCATCCTGATCATCAATATGTTGAATAGGTTTTGTTGGTAATGTAATTTCTTGACATAAGTTTGACATATTTACTTGATCTTGAAATGAACTATGTGTGTTTGCATGATCAATATTCATAATATAGATACGTCCTGTTTCTGCTCTTTCTCTTAACATACTGTTAATCAAAGTTCTAGCATTAACTTGTTTCTGTGGAATATCACCATCATCTTCATATTTTTTGTAAAGTTTATCAAATTCTTCAGTACCCATAGCATCGTACAAGCCTGGAACATCATGCGGAGAGAAAAGAGTTATATGACTGTTTTTAAGATATCTTTCATAAAAGATTTTACTCATTGCAATCGAATAATCTAATTTTCTTACTCTGTTATCTTCTGTACCTTTGTTGTTTTTTAATACAAGAATGTCTTCAATCTCTTGATGCCAAATAGGGAAATGGACAGTAGCACAGCCACCACGTACTCCATTTTGTGTACACGATCTTACTGTTGATTCAAACTTCTTTAGAAATGGGACAACACCAGTATGGGCTACTTCGCCACCCCTAATTTTAGAATTCAATCCTCTAATACGTCCAGCATTGATTCCAATACCTGCTCTTTGAGCCGTATATCTACCAACAGCCATATCACTAGAAAAAATTGAATCAAGTGTGTCGTCAACTTCTACAAGTACACAAGATGCAAATTGTCTAATAGGTGTTCTTACACCTGCCATTACTGGAGTAGGAATATTAATTTTAAATTGTGAAACAGCGTCGTAGTATTTTTTGATATAATTCATTCTTACATCACGTGGGTACTGAGAAAATAATGTTGCCGCGATCATCATGTACATATATTGCGGTGTTTCATAAATGTCACCTGTACTTCTATCTTGTACTAGATACTTGTCAACAATTTGTCTGATGCCTGCGTATGTAAAATTCATATCTCTATTATGCTTAATAAAGTTATCCATTTTTGCAAACTCATCATCAGTATACCATTGTGTGATATTAGGATCGTATACACCACGTTCTATATTTCTTGCAATAAAATATCTCATTGGTACGTGATTTTCAACTGGTAGATACTTTCCAAAAACTTGTTTATGTAAAGAAAACAAAAGTAGTCGAGCCGCTACATATTGGTAATTAGGATTATCTAAAGTGATTAGATCATTTGCCGATCGAACTAATACTTCTTGTATGGTACTTGTTGTCATACCGTCAGCAAATTGTAATCCTGAATTCATTTCTACTTGTGATGATGATACACCCGATAAGCCATCGCAAGCCGCTTCTGTCATTTTGTGGATTTTTGTAATATTCAACGGTTCTTTGCGACCGTCTCTCTTAACTATCATTATGTTTTCATCTGATTTATTCATTGTCGTTTTCCTACTACTATTATTCTCTGTTTCTAAATCTATTCTAGCCAAGATATTTAATCCTTACTTTACAACAATAAAATATTGTTTAAAGTTTGTCAACAAAAATCATATAACAAAAACGAAAAAATTTCCACACCAGTGTATAGCCTGTTGATAGGTATACTATAAGTTGTATGAAATCCAACGAGATACTTTGTATTTTACAGAAATATCTTCGCCGGTTGATGCATCGCTAGTATTATTAGCGGTTACAATAATTTTTCCTGAAGTAACAGAAGGGGTATTAAATGTAAGTGTTGTTGCAGTAGGACCTGCTTCAACATAATCATCTCTTATTTTTGCAACGCCAAGCGATGTGGTTACAATTACTAATCTTCCTGCTCTCACTTTTTCTGTTGACCCACCTGTTTGACCTTGGTGTGCTGAATAGTCAACATACAAAACATTTGACTCGGTAATATCTTCTGATACTACTGTGACATTGTTTGTTCCTTTTGTTATTGTCGCTTCATTTAGTTCTGTTAGTAAAACATTTGTTGACGCGGCTGGTAGTGTGTCTTCTGTGAATATAAGTGCATTTGATTTTACAAACGCAAACTCTTTTGTTCCTTTCACATTACCAACAAATTGCACCATGTCTGATGCCTGTGTTGGTGTGTCTAAATCTATTGTTAATCCTGAATCAACTATTACATTAGGTGTTGATCCACCTCTTAAATTAAGAGAACCCGGATATCCTAGTAATGATCCAAACGTATCACCTTGTGCTGGATTAAATGATGCATTGCCAGATGGTCT